ATGATTTAAAAACAATGACTTATTCGTTGCCATTTTGTTCTATATTTGATACTAGGGATTGTGGGTAAGTGCCTTCCCTTACCCACGTTATATAAATAGGAGTTAAAATGCCTTTAAAATATGGTAAAAAGAACATAGGCAAAAATATATCTATGTTAATGAAAGAGGGTCGTAGCAGGAAACAATCAGTAGCAATAGCATTATCTCAATCTAGGAAACGCAAACGTAAGTAATGCAAATAGCGAAGGCAAACATAATTAGTTCTATTAAGCATCAGAAGTTCGTAGCTTCATTTCCTTGCATAGTTTGTGGTAACGATACCCAAGTTCAATGCTGTCATATAAGATCAATCCCAAAAGTAGGTAATGTTGGTAAAGGAATAAGAGATGATAGGTTCTGTATTCCAATGTGCTTTACTTGTCATACTCAACAACATCTTATAGGCGAATTAGAGTTCTTTGAAAAATATAATATAAATCCTATATTGATTTCTATGAAGTTAGCTAGTATATCTCCTTGTATTAAAATTAACCAAGCAAAACAGGAAGGTGCATACAATGGAAAACTTAACTATCAAGAACATATCCGAAACAACAAAAAAAGTTCTTTGCAATCATAAACTTTATAAAGACATAAACTTCTTTGAAGTTCCACATAACAAAGTTTGTCTAGCAGTAATCAGATCAATTACAGAATTATCTTATAATGAAATAGGTAAAGCTTATAATAAATCTTGGTTTACAATTTACGCAAGTGTTAAAGATTGCCAGAAGAATGGTTTAAAATCTTTTACAAATAAAATTATAGATTTAGTAAAGGCAGAAGTTAAATGAATGATGGTTGGATAATACTTCACAGAAAAATTTATAACTCAACAGATTTTAATAATCAGTTAGAAGTTGCTGTTTTTATGTATCTTTTAACAATGGCTTCTCACAAGACAATTAAAGTTGTGTATAGAAAAAAGAAACTAACTTTGAATAGAGGTGATGTTTCAATAGCTTACAGGGATTTAGCTAAAAAATTTAATATTTCTAAAGATAAAGTTAGAACTGTTGTTAAAAATTTAGTTTCGTCAGGAAACGTAAGACAAACTTTGCACAAACGTCTTAGCATATTTACCATTGTAAAATATGAGAAATATCAACAAATAGAAAAAAACCAAGACAAACTTTCCCACACAGAACAAACAACCATATATACTAATACTACTAGTATAGATAAAAATAAGATAAGTCTTAGCAGTATGACTGATAAACCTAAGAAAATTACCATACCTTTGTTGCAAGACTTAAAAACCAAGATCATTGAAAAACCCAAAGTGAAAAACGAATGGGAGATTGGAAAAGAACGACTTGACGCACAAGATTATGAAAAATGGGTTCTACACAAACTAAACTCTTGAAAATAAAGAACTAATCTTTATAATACACTTACTAATTAGGTAAAAGCATGGGTGGTGAAAGCCCACCCTTTAAAAATTATATATTTACATAATCCCAAAATAACTTTACTGATTCGGAATTAACTAAACGGAGAATGTAGTTATGGACAAGACCCTAGAACAAATCCTAAAGCTTTTGGATAAAGCTGATGATCTTAATGCTAAGATCAGGGACAAAGTAGAAGCTTCACTTGATGAATACGAGAATGAATCAGATGATGAGTTTGACGACTCAGATGACGAGGAGTTTGAAGATTCAGACGAAGATTCTGACGAGGAATAAATCTAATTAGATAAGCTGTAAAGCTGGAAGGTTATCAAACCTTAAAAATCAATGTATACTAAAATACTAAGCATCAAGCTTTGGGACTATACAGTCATTTTGTTATTTTTAATGATGGTGTTTTTAATTGGAACATTTTTTCCAAACGATCACACTAAAGACAAAATAAGACAAAGCACTATTGATGAAATTAAGAAGATAGGTTTCTTTGAACCTAAAGTAGATAACACTTCATCAGATAAGTTTATAGCCAGTATGCAGAAATGTATTGCTTACATAAACTTGGACTTACACAAAGATCAACATATACCAACATCATTAATTATTGCACAAAGCATAGTTGAAAGTAACTTCGGTACTTCAAGATTTGCTAAGGAAGGCAATAATCTATTTGGTGTTAGAGTATGGTCTAAGGAAGGTATGTTGCCATTATTACAAGACCCATCAATTAACTGGAGAGTTAGAACTTATAAATCTAAATGCCAATCAGTAAGACATTACATAAGCACTTTGAACAATAATCATCATTACCAAGAGTTTAGACAAACAAGAAATAGAACAAAAGACCCTATTAAATTAGCTGATACATTAGACAATTTTAGCACTAGCAAAGAATACACAAATCATGTTAAGCAGGTATTAATTAAATACAAAGGCAAGATATAATGGCTAACGAGACTACATCAACATCACTTAACAAACTTTATACAAACAAAGTTAAGACCAAAGGCACTTATAGAGTTTATAAACCTAAGCCATTAAAGATGCCGAGAAAAAAGAAATGAAGAAACCTATTTATTTAACTAAAAGACCATCAAGACTTGGCAAACCAAAACCATTTAATACTAAAACGAAAGCTTATAAAACTGCAAGACGTTCAGCAGGTCAAAAGTTCGGTAAGAAATCTAGCTTTGTTAAAAACCTTTACATAGCAAAGAAGCTTAAAAGAAAATGAGTTTACCTAACGAGATAGTCTTTGGAAGCAGACTGATTAAGTTAGATTACATTGACCACGAGGTAGCATCAAAGAAAAAGATATTCGGTGAATTTGACTGCGACAACAACAAACTTACCATAGATAAATCATTAGATAATATTCAGATGACTAACACATTACTCCATGAACTTTTACACATGATACATGACGAATATAAACTAGATTTACCATTAAAAGCTGAAGAAGTAGTATGCAATAGTATAGCGAATGGAATCTGCCATGTATTATACCAAAACCAGAATTTACTAGAGTTCCTTTACAAATCGTTAAAAAAAGCTTAATAGAACATTTAACGAACATAGTCGGTTAATATGGGTAAAGATATACTAGTAATAGATAAAAAAGATGGTAGGGGGAGACCCATTTTTGACTTCTCACCCAAAATATTAGATCAGATAAAAGACTTAGCCAGTTATATGTGTAGTAAGCAAGAAATAGCCAAAATCATTGGTTGTTCAGAATCAACACTACAAAGAAATCAATTAGCACAAGAAGCATGGGAACAAGGGGTTGCACAAGCAAAAAAGAACATAAGAAAAACCCAGTTTGACATTGCTACTAAACTTAATTCCAGTATTATGGCTATGTGGTTAGGCAAAGTTTATCTTGGACAAACCGATAAGATACAAAACAATGATGACAATGTTCCTTTGCCAATCTATGACATCATAGAACACGAAGAACCAAAAGAAGTTATAGAATTGAAGGAGATTGCAGATGGCAAGTAAATGCTTATTTTGTAAAAGAGAAATGGTTAATAAGCTTGAACAACATATTAAAGCTTGTCATAAGTGTATAGTTGATTTGCTTATGAAGAAGCATAACTTAAAAGTTAAGAAACAAGCACCAGTAAAATTTAGTTTAAAAAAGTATGAGTAAATTTAGTCTTAGAAAATCTGACAAGAATGTAAGAGGTGGATTATCTGCATCTGGTAGAGCAAGATACAATCGTGCTACTGGAAGCAATCTAAGACCACCAGTTAAATCAAGACCAGATACTTTGACTGAGTATAGACGCAAAGGTTCGTTCTTAGTTAGAATGGGAAGTAGTCAGGGTAGATTGTTTGATACTAAGGGTCGTAAGACTAGATTAAAACTAAGCTTAGAAGCTTGGGGTTATAGAGGTAAAAGCAAATCTGAAGCAGTGGCTTTAGGCAGAAGATATTTAAAAACTTATCAAAATAGAAAGAAATAGGAAGTGGAACAAATGTGTGGTCGTAAGAAACCTAAGATGCTAGATAAAAGTTTGCGAGGAACAAACGATCTTGAAGTAGTTATTTATAATCTTAAAAAAGAAATAGACAGATTAAACGAAGAAGTACAAGCTAAAGAAATATACATTAAAAAACTAGAGAACGAATTAGATAAAAGCATAAGATCGGATAACTAAATGATTAATGTCTTTATTGGATATGACAGCAAAGAAAAAATAGCTTACCACATACTTAGCGAGAGCATACTAAGACACAGTTCAGTACCAGTTAGATTCATACCACTTTATCTGCCAAACCTAAGAGACTCATTCACAAGACCAAGAAATACTTTATCATCTACTGAGTTTTCTTTTAGTAGATTTATAGTTCCTTACCTTATGAACTATGATGGTTGGGCATTGTTCCTAGATTGCGATATGCTGTTTAAAGCAGACATCAAAGAACTATGGGATTTAAGAAATGATGATTATGCAGTTATGGTTTGTCAGCATGATTACATACCTAAGCACTTATCTAAGTTCGGCAATCAAATACAAACTGTTTATGAGAAAAAGAACTGGTCTAGTTTAATGCTTATGAACACAGCTAAATGTAAACAGCTTACAAAAGAATATGTTGATACTGCATCTGGTTTAGAACTTCATCAATTCAAATGGACTGATAAGGTAGGTGGCTTACCTTTAGAATGGAATTGGTTAGTTGGCGAATACCCACACAACACAGAAGCTAAGAACATACACTTTACAGAAGGTGGTTGTTACTTTGAGAAATACCAAGACTGCGATTACTCATCTGACTGGTTTAACATCTACACTAATACAGTTAAGATTCAGTTATGAACTTTATAACTGGAAGCGATAAAGAACATGAAGATATACTTAAATGGTTTATCGGCACATACAACAAACATCTAACTAATAAACTTTACATAGCTGACTTTGGATTAGAGAATAGTTACCCTAATAGCATATCTTACAAACCTTTAATGAAAGCTTGGTACTACAAACCAAGAATGATGTTAGAAACTTTAGAGAAACAAATATGCTGGATTGATAGCGACATAGAAATACTTACTGACATATCAGATGTCTTTGAACTATCACAAGGGTATGATATTGCTGTTACTGAAGATTGGTGCAATAGACATAATCACTTTGCATCAGGTTTAGTTGTTTGTAACAATCAAGATTTCTTACAAGAGTGGAAGTTAGAATGTGAAAAGTTCTTAACTTATGGAGATCAGGAGTGTTTAAACAAGATTGCACATAAGTACAAAGTTTTAACCTTACCTAGAGAATATCAATGGCTTAGACTTGCAGAAACAAATAACAATATCAAAACAATACATTGGACTGGAAAAGATGGAAAAGCAATTATCAGAAAAAAGATTAGAGAGTATTCATAGGAACGACAACATAATATCAGTACCGATTAACAAGGTTAAATATTGTAGCCAGATAGATAGACAAGAAGGAGATAAGAACTGGACTGATGTTAGAGTCTATTCAAACAAAGATATTAAATACATTAATCAAGTATTGCAAAGACGTAAAATAAAAACATTAGACCAAGCACATTTACTATACAACCCAGTTATATTACTTGCAGAACCTAATCAGCTTATTTGTATCTATGGCAATAGAAGAATAAAAACAGCAATAGAAAATGGCTACACACACATAGACGCATTAGTTTACGAGGATTTAGTTAAAGCAAGAGAAGTAGGTTCTGATATAGCATTAACTTATAAAAACGTGGGCAAAGATAAGGCAGATGCTTTACATTTAGACAGAACTGCAATAACTAAAATAGACAAATATATTATGCCTGACGAACCACAAATTATAAACGAATACGCAACACACCAACAAATACTAATTAAAGAAGCATTATCTTGTAATGGAGACATACTAGAAACTGGTTGTGGTTATTATTCTACACCTTTACTTTTAGAGATAGCTAAACAAAAAGGAGTTAAGTTAGTTAGTATGGTAGAAAATATAAACTGGGCTAGAAGATTTGATTATCTTGCTTGTGATAACTATGTCCAGTTGCACGTTAAGTTTAATAATGAACTATTTATAAACCAGAATTATGGTATGTGTTTTTTAGATCACGAACAATTTGTAAGAGATAGAATTAAACATCTTAACAACATATTAAAACATACTGATAAAGTTGTAGTGCATGATGCAGATAGAATAGATACTTTTGCTTTCTTGCATAAACCACATACGATAGAAATGTTTAAACAATTTAAACCACACACAGCAGTTATTAGAAATGTCTAATCTTTACGATATATACTTAGAACAGGCAAAGCAGTATCACAAAGACGATAACAAGTGGCAAGGAATAGCTTTAAAAAAATTTATACCAGCTATCAATCAAATCATTAAAGACAAAGGCATTGAAACAATATTAGACTATGGTTGTGGTAAAGCAAAATACCACCCTGAAGAATGGAACGCAACTAAGTATGACCCTGCTGTACCTGAATACCAAAACAAACCTATTGATAAGTTTGATCTAGTTATTTCAACAGATGTATTAGAACATATCCCAGTTGATAATCTTAAAGATGCCATTGATGAAATATTTAGTTACTCAAAGAAGTGGGTATTTATTTCTGTATGTTGTAGGAAAGCCATAGCAATACTTCCAAATGGTTATAATGCACACGCAACTATTGAATCAGCTAAATGGTGGAGAGAACTATTTAAACCTTATAACAACTACACACTAGAGTTTTCAGAATAATGTTTAATCCTTACGAATATTTTAAAGGCAAGAATGTATTACTAATTGGCAATGGTGAGAAGTTAGACCAGATTGATTACAGCAAATACAATTCAATAGTTAGAATGAATCTTGGAGTTCAAGATAAACCTTGTGATGTATGGATTAACAACCTAGTAAACGAGGGACACAATAAGCTTAAAACAATTCCTGACATTAGATGTATTGTAAGATTAAACTTTGAAAAAGATGGTAAGAGAGCAGAACGTATGCCTGATTGGGTTAAGAAAAAAGCTTGGCTATGGAACACTTACGATTACAGTCAAATGACAATTAGATATAACTATTACAGACCAACTACTGGCTTTGTTGCAATCTATTGGTTACTTAATCATTGTCAATGCAAAGTAACTATTACAGGATTTGATTTCTTTAAAACTAAGAACAGATATACAATGGAAGAAGTACAACACATTGGAACTAATAAAGGTTATAACCATGATGTTAAATTGGAAGAAGAAGTTATTACTAAACTTATTCAAAGAGGAATTATAAATGCCATTTAGTAAACCACAACTAGACGTATATACTTGTCCAAAAAGATTTAGAGTTTTAATTACAGGAAGAAGATTCGGCAAGACACACTTAGCTATGTACGAACTATTAAGATTCGCAAGTAGAAAACCTAACTCAAAGATATTCTATGTAGCACCAACTTACAGAATGTCTAAAGAGATTATGTGGAAGCAACTTAAAAGACTTACTACTGAAAAGAGATGGATTAAATATGCTAATGAAACAGAACTATCTTTAGTTCTTAGGAATGGTAGCCAGATAAGTTTAAAAGGTGCAGACAAATCACCAGACAATTTAAGAGGAGTAGGATTAGATTTTCTATTACTTGATGAGTATGCAGATATACCAGTTGAAGCTTGGACAGAAGTTCTAAGACCAACTATTTCAGATAAGCACGTTACAGGAAATGTATTATTTATAGGAACACCTAGAGGATTTGGTAACTGGTCTTATGAAATTTACCAAAAGGGTTTAGGAGATGACCCTGAGTGGAAATCTTTTAAGTACACAACATTAGATGGTGGTCAAGTTGATGCAGAAGAAATAGAACAAGCAAAAAAAGATTTAGACGAGAGAACATTTAGACAAGAATATTTAGCTTCATTTGAAACATACTCAGGAGTTGTTTATTACAACTTTGATAGAGAACAAAACGTGCAAGAATGTAAATACGATAAAGATGCTATAATTCATATTGGCTTGGACTTTAACATAGACCCAATGTCAGCTTGTCTATTCCATGTTAAGAATGGTATTGCTCATGTATTTGATGAGATAGTTATTTATAGTTCTAATACTGATGAATTTATTGATGAATTATTATCTAGGTACAATAAATCTAAAATGATTGTTTACCCTGACCCAGCTTCAAGACAACGTAAAACTTCTGCTGGTGGTCGCACCGATCTAACTATCTTGCAAAATGCAGGTTTAAATGTTAAAGCTAAATCTACTCATGCTTTAGTTAGAGATAGAGTTAATTCTGTGAACAGTAAACTAAAAGCATTTGATGGAAAGAGAAGTATTTTTATTAATCCTTCTTGCAAAACACTAATTAATAGCTTAATGAAACAAGTTTATAAAGAAGGTACAAATCAACCTGAAAAGAACAATGGCTACGATCACATGACTGACGCACTAGGTTACGCAATAGAATACATTTTCCCAATTACTTCAAACTTACCTAAATCAGAACCTAAGAGATTTTCATAATGGCTTACACAAGAAAACAAATAGAACAGCAACACTTACAATACAAAGGTATGATGCCTAGATGGGAATATTTCATCAGATCATATTTAGGTGGCAAAGAATACCAAGACGGAAAGTTCTTACAAGAATACCAATTAGAATTAGAATCAGAATACTTTAAAAGACTTGCTTACACACCACTAGACAATCATGCTAGAAACGTAATTGATATTTATTCATCATTCTTATTTAGAGTTCCACCAACTAGAGAACTTGGAACATTACAAGACGACCCATCAGTAGATCAATTCTTAGATGATGCAGATTATGAAGGTAGAACATTTGATGCTTTAATGAGAGAAGTACAAAACTATGCTTCTGTTTATGGACATTGTTGGATTCTCGTGGATAAACCATCTACGAATGTAATGACTAGAGGAGAAGAACTAGAACAAAACATTAGACCATATTTAAACGTATATACTCCTGAGAACGTATTAGACTGGAAGTATGCAAGATCACCAAATGGATATTATTATTTAGAATATTTAAAGATTAGAGAATCTATTGAAGATGACAAAGAATGTTATAAGATTTGGTACGAAGATAAAATAGACACAGTATTTTTACCAACATCAAATAGAGATGAACCAGTTTTAGTAGAGTCAGTTCCTAATCCTATTGGAAAGATTCCTGCTGTTATATTATACAATCAAAGATCACCTATGAGAGGTTTAGGAGTTTCTGATTTAACTGATATAGCTGATTTACAAAAATCTATTTACAATGAACTATCTGAGATTGAACAAATTATTAGAATATCAAATCACCCAAGCTTAGTTAAGACAAGAGATACTGAAGCAGTCGGTGGTGCAGGTTCTATTATAGAAATTCCTGATAACATTGATGCTAATTTAAAACCTTATATCTTACAACCAAGTGGTAGCAATTTAGATGGAGTTTTGAAATCTATTGAACACAAAGTAGAAGCAATTAATAGATTATCTCATGTTGGTTCTATAAGAGCAACTGGTGAAAGAATACAATCTGGTATTGCACTAAGAACTGAATTTCAATTACTAAATGCTAGACTTGCACAGAAATCCAAACTTATGGAACTTGCTGAAGAACAAATTTGGAGACTATTTGCATTATGGCAAGAATCAGTATTTGATGGAGAAGTTATGTACCCTACAACATTTGACATTAGAGATTGGGCAACTGACTTAGAATTATTACAACAAGCAAAAGCTTCTAATATTAAATCAACTACATTCACTAAAGAACTAGATAAACAAATAGCTAGAACTGTAATTGATAATGATGAAACTTTAGTAATTATTGATGCTGAGATTGAACAAGGAACACAGGCACTAGGAGAGTTTCAACCACAACCAATAACTTTACCTACAGTTTAATGTGGCACAAGATCTACTACAACAGCTACAATTAATTAGAGAAAAAGCTGTAAATAATTTAGAAGCACAACATCAAAAACTTTTAACAGACACATTAAGAACATTAGAACAAAGAGTTGTTTCTAGTGTTTCTAATCTTCCTATAGAAGATGGTGTATTATTTAATACTAGATTAGCAATAGAAATAAGACCAAAACTTCAACAAGCAATAGATGAACTTTATTTAAGCAAAGTTCAATCATTCATAAATGATTACGACAAGATTGCTGGAACTATTGTAGCAACCTATGGTAAACTTCCAATACCTGAAGAATTTAAACAAATAACAGAAGCAGATTTAGTTACTATTCAACAGTTAAAAAAAATAGCATTTAGTCAATTTCAAAACCTAGCAACAGAATTTAGCAACACATTAGCACAAGAAGTTTATCAATCTACACTAGTAGGTAAGCCAATAACAGAAATGATACAAACTTTAAGAGATAAAATTAATGGTATATACCAACAAGCTGATGATAAAAAAAGACAAGAACTTGTTGATTTTGTTCAAGCACAAAGAATAGCTGGTAAAACAAATACGGAAGATTTTAAAACAGCAGTAGATGAACTTAAACAAACTTATGGTTCTACAGTTACAGGTGCAAATCTTTATTCTTATTCATCTCAAATAGTACAAGATGCCTTAATGGGATTTGATGGACAATTTGCAAAGTTTAGAGCAGATGAATTAGGTTTAACTTCATTTGTTTATTATGGTTCAATTATAAGAGACAGTAGAGACTTTTGTGTTGAACACGCAAATCAAGTATTTACGGAAGATGAAGCTAGAAAATTATGGCAATCAGATTGGCAAGGCAAATCAGGAAGCGACCCATTCATTGATAGGGGTGGATATAATTGCAGACATCATTGGCAACCAGTAGACACCGATTGGGGAAAAATAAATGAAGATGGAACTTTTGAATATACTGCTGGTACGTTTGAACAACCAGAACAACAGCAAGAACAAATAATACCTATTATTCCACCAGTTAGAACAACAAGAGCAGTTGTAACAACACCAGAAATATTTACAGCAGAAAATACATTTGTTGCTGATAAAACTATAAAAGTTGCAAACTTAAATACAGTTTTACAATCTTTAGAAGGTCAAAAAGAAATAACAAACAAAATACAAGAATTTATAAATACTAAAAAAATAGTTCCATTATTTGTTCCAAACACAATAGGAACACAAGCAGTTAAAGGTAAATTATTTCCCGAAATAAACAAAGTATATAAAAATATCGTTGGTGAGGAACTTACTCCAAGTTCTTTGACAGGAACAACAGGAAGAACAAAAGGTTATATGAACT